GCAGGATTGTCATTGGCTCCGTCAATCCCATAAGTTGCGCTTCTACTATCGCCCCATGCGTCATTGTCTTGAATAGACGGTTCAATAAAAGACCCCACTACGTACCCAACTATTGCTGAAATTACTGCACCTATAAGATATGGAACTACTGCCGCCATTTGTACACCCCTATTATTTTGTCATTGTATTTGTTTAGCCTTCCTATAACTTCACCATTCTTAAAATGCAACATTTTATTATTCCCTTTGAATATCCCCAAATGTAAACCGTATTTCCCACCTTTGAATATAACTAAATCATCTATTTTTGGTTTGTCTGTTTTCAAATAGTCAAGCTCACCACTTAATAATTGTTTTTCTAACCTCTTATAATTTGTTAAATCAATTATTGGTTTGATATTGTTCTCTTCTGCATATTTTAAAACAAATTCCAAACATTTTATTTCAGCCACGGCAAACCTCCAAACTCGTCAGTATTGCTTTTGCTTGTACAATCGGTGTAAGTTTTCTGACAAGTCGTGTCAACACCTGCATACGTGCAATTAACACCGTCTTTGAATTTCCACGGACAATATTTACCACATCGTCTGCTCGGGAATGTGAAATATTTACCATCGTTGATACTCCTACAATCAAAAGACATTTTTGCTTTCGCTTCGTCACCTGTGAAGCTGTCAACTTCGCCCTCAAAAATAGTTATTTGTTCGTCTATAGTGGAAAGTTCAATTAGTTTTAAAGTGACAACCATATCTTGCACACCTGCACCTACAATATACTCACTTATTTTCTTATAAGTACCGTCTAGGACTTGTGCATTTGAAGATATGTTTATCTTTAAAGAACCAATAGAACCATCTTTTGCTTGGCTATGCCCTGTCCATGTGAAAGGGAATGCGGTATAAACATATGAATTACTCGTNAGGTCAATATCATGTTTCGCATATCTGAGNGTNTGACCGTTNATTTGNACNTCTAANANNGCGACAGTNGCTTCACTATCAGAATTTATTTTATTTTTTAAAGCTGTTGATAATGTGCGTCCCATTATGAAACCTCTTTTANCAAAATTGTAAATGAATAGTGAATACCATTCTCTGTAGGCTCTGGGAAATCGTCTTGGTTGTATCTCACAGTGTAAGCTGTTGAATCTCTCGGGTCTGTAAAACTAAAGGTTGTATATTTCCCATACATCGAATCGAAATGAGCTTTGATTAAATTCATTTCTGTGTATGTTACGTTTTCATAACTTAGTTCCCATGTCCGCCATTTACTTGAGAATCTCTTCCCCCTTTGTTCATTACCATTGCCGAAATCAGTTACAATTGTTTTCCAATTGTGACCGCCTTTAAATTTGGCTGTAAAATTTGGGCTTGTAGGGAATGCCATCACATCACCTCTCTTGTTTTAATTATTTTGGAACTTTCACCGTTCTTATAAAGATTCCCTAACACATGGTTAACAATTATTGTTTCACTGTTTGGGTGTCCTGCCACAACGTTGACAACATCATCAGGGCTTAGTACATTTGCGATAATAGGCTGTCCTTGCTGTGCAATACGATGTGAAGAACCTGTATCTGTGAAACCGCTTTGTGAACCGCTTGACGAACTACCACTACTTGCTGCGCCCATTGTTGCCGTTGCAATTAATCCACCTGCCGCTATAGTGCCAAATGTTGCCGCTGATGCGAAATGCTCACCTGATGCTTTAGGGTTTGATGTTGCTGTCGCAAACCCCATTGCCAATTCAAAAATTGCCCTAATTGCACTTTCTTTTGTAATTGTAACAATTGCAGCTTTCGCCATTTGTGCCAAATATTTAGGTAAGTCTTTTGCACTAAGTTTCCCTACAGCTAAAAGGTTAATCATTTCGCTTGAAACGTTTGCTATTGAACTTGCTATGTTGTTGTATATGCTTGTTGTTTTTTCTTCTTCTAACCCAGCCATAAATACTTTCATAGGGTCTGTTGGGTCTTCCGTGCCAACAACTTCACCAGGGGTTTGTTTTAAAAAGTCTCTGTAACCCCTTTTTTCTGCCTCTAGCTGGTTTATCTTTTCTAGTTTAGCAATCTGTTCATCTTGTACCTGCTTTATTTGGTTGTTGAAGCTTAAATCTTCTTTTGTTAATTTAACTTTTTCATCTGTGTAATATAAAAGCCTTTTTGCTCCCTCATCATTAAACAACTCTTGTGATGATTTTATATATTTGTCTAAGTCTAATGACAGGGTGGCTTTCATCATTCTAAGCCATGAGTTAACCTTTGGGGCAGTGGTATCACTAAATTTATTCATTTTAACGGTTAGTCTATCTACCATTCGGCCCCACAATTCAAGCCATGCAGTTGTCCCTTTCCCCAAATTGTCAATACCAGCTATTTTGGCGGTGAGTGTTCCAAGAGCAAAGACAAAACCACCAGTTTTTTCTTCCACGTCCCCGAAACTGTTGCTTAACTGTTTCATTTGTCCGTTTATGGTTTCTGTTGCGTCTTTTGCCATTCCTCCCATTGTTTCAGACAATTTTTGTAATACTGCATCAAACTTTTCAGATTTATCAAGACCTTTTTCAATAATTATTCCATATCTTGAAAGGCTTCCTGTTTCTCCCACAAATGCTTTGCCTAATAAATCGCTTGCTGCTTTTAAGTCAATTCCTTTTGCTGTTGCGAGGTCTAAAGTTGCTTGCGTAGCTTTTTTCATTACCTGTTCATTCTTGATGCCATAAGTTTGTAGGTTAGCCATCATTTTCAAGATTGCTTCATCACCAAAGACAGAGGTTTTTTGTAATGCACTTGCTAATGTTTTATATTGTTCGATTCTCTTGTCCGTGTAGAAACCTGATGCTATCATCGCACTTTCAAGTTTCTTTTCTGATTCTTCCTGTTCTGCGTACGCTTTTACTACTTTAGAAACACCAGCAACAACGGCAGTCAAAGCAACTGTATAAGCTGCAACGGCAGCCATGCTATTTTTCCAACCTGTCGCCATATTATTTGTTGCTTGTTTTGTTTGTGCTTCTGTCTTAGACAAACTTTTGGATAATTGGTTAACCATTTTCTTATCATCAAGGGTCAATTTTACTTTTATTTCTTTATTATTTGCCATTTCTTACACCCTCTATTATAACAAATGCTTCATATAGCTTGTTAGTTTGTTTTAGCATTGACCCCTCACTTGGCAATATACCATTCTGTGCAAAATTATAAGCAATTATATAATCATTAATCCCCTGCTCTTTCTGCCCCGTTGTCAATGTGACTGATGTCTTTGCACCAACAACGGTTTTTAGTTTTTTGCTTCACTCTCCGATATGGTAGAATTCCCAAAAATATGTGTGCCAACTGCTTTAAGAAATTCATCGCCTAAACCCTGTAGCATTCTTTCATTAGGCATCGAACCCCAGGGAACAATATTTTCATTTACATCTTTAATCCCTGAAACACTTGTAATTTGTTTTAAAGCAATTTCAACCATAATAGGGTGTCCTTCAATGAAAAAAGACAATTCAGCATTATCACTTTTTGCTGTTGCCTTACTCATAAGCTTACTTCTATAATTTGCCATCTGAGAGGCGTTCAATAATTTAAACTCAACTTTGACCCCTTCAAACTCTTTAGGCTCAAAAGTGTGTATTGCATCAGTATCAATCCATTTCAGAATCATGTGAACACCATAACCAATTCGTCATCACCTGCATTTTTTGCAAGGATTCCGGTTAAATCAAAATCGATTAATCCGTTGTTGTCTGTGTAAGCTAATTCAGTAACAACAACTTTGGGTGCTGTAATAGTGAGGATATTGCCTGCTGTTGCACCAATCACCATGTTCAAAGCAAGTTCTGTTTTTGCTTTAAAATCCGCCCACATATCCTCAGTTGAAAGTTTAGGGAATGCACCAGTAATTTTAATTGATATATCCCTNCCTGTGATTTGNGTNCCTTCNACNCAACCNTCAGCAGTCATGGAAGTNTCTGTAAATAGNTGGTTAGGNACTGTTATCTCNACACTTCTTGTGATNTGTGCATATCCACCTAATGTAAAAGTTGTGTTGCATACTATAGGCGGTTTTGTACTGTTGAATGTTGGGGTTCCTGCCGTTGCCTCCGTTTCAGCAACAGTTTTACCTTTAATCCCTGTAAAATCTGCCTTACCAAATTGTCCAGCTTCAAATTTTAAAACAGCTGATTCGGCAAAACAGCCAGTACCTTTGTGGAGGATGCTGTCTTTATATCCCCAGCAAGTCATTGACTGGTCTTTTGAATCTGTTTCAGGTTGATAAGTTACGCTTACACCTGCTGATATTGTCTCGTCTAATCCTGCACCCATCAGTAAAACACCCATTTCAGGGGCTGTCCCTGCTGTGCCCGACCCTTTAATTTCGACACCTGTCGCATCGAAACTAATACTTTTCATTCCTGCAACTGGGGCGTTGTTGCCAAAGGTTAGGTCATAGAATTTTCTGTCTAAGCTTTCGACCTCAGGGGTGACTGTCATGCTCTCACACCTAATAGCGTTTGAGCCAACAGTGGGGGCCGCGTCAGTCCCGTAAGTCGTTTCTGTTTTTGCTAAAAAAACGGTTTTTCTATCTAACATATTAAACCTCGTATCTTATTATTGTGTTAATAGTAACTATTTTAAAATCGTCTTCCAATTCAAATGCAACTTCTGGGATATGTTCAATTTTAGTGTCTGTTGAATAATTAGTATAAATAGAGTTCGCTACAGTCTCGCCTAATTCAACAATCGTCTTTTCTGAAGTGAATTTGTCAACTAAATTAATCTGCTTGTAAATTATAACTTGGAAATTGCCAATCCGCTCTGAATTGCCTATGTATTGTTCAGGGACTTCAATACTTGTAGTATTAATGTAGAAAGTGTCATCGACGGTATCGTTCTCAAGCAAATACACAAGACTTTCAGCTTCACAAAGTGCTTTTAACTTGTCTAAAACAGTTGAAGCACTCATAGAATAAACCTCTGTTCGTCTCTTAATGTCTCTTCGTCATCGTCGATTGTTCCACTTTCATCAGTGTCGATTGACAACCGTATAACGTTGAACATTTCTGAGTATTGAGCTTCATAATATTCAGCCTTTGCCATTAAATCCTCTGGTCTGCCTGATTTATCCGCAATATCCCTAAATATTAAACTTAAAGCTTTTTGGGCTTGCATTTGGTTTACATCGTCTTGCCTATCATCATCAATCAATGCTGGGTCTGTTTCTTTTTCGTTGAAGAAGTCAAAACACATTCTTGAATAAGCTTGCCCGATTTTACTCTCAAAGTCTGTACTTGAATATTGAGTTAAGTCTTCAATAGTGCTAATTATCGCTGAAACAGTAGCCGATTGATTACTAATAGGGCTTAGTGTTGTCATTTCTTCCTCTTATTACTCACTTTTGGTGCTTTCTTAGGTTTATCTAAAAACCACCCTCTCGCTTTTGCTATTTCCACAGCATCAATCATGTGAGGTGTTTTATGAACAACTTTCCCATTTTTATCATAAAGTATAACCATGTCCACTCCTTTGAAAAGGGGCTGTTACGCCCCTATCGTTTAGTTTACTGATAAATAAGTTTCGTATTTCAAAATAGGTGTAGTACCACCTAAAGTGGCAACGCACTGAACAAAATCTGAATCAGCATCTAAATTTGAAATGCTTGTTCCTGATAATGGTATTTCATAAAGCCCAACCGCTGTAACTGTCAAAGAACCAACTGAGGTATAGGTTCCGCCTACCACATCACTCACTTTTATAGAAATAGTATAAGTCTCATCGCCTGTAGTGGTGTCAAGGCTTGTTACATTAACCAAAGCTTTAACGTTCTGGTAGTTTCTTGGTTTCAACTCCACGCCTGTGTCGGTTGTAGTTGTAGTTACCGCTGTAGTTAAATGAGAAGCCAAAACTAAGGCGTCATCGCATAATGTTTTACTTGTAATCATATTCCCCCCTTACGCTGTGATTGCAGCGTTTGTTACACCTTGCAATCTAACTAATGCTAATGGTGATTTAACAGAAGGAGCTGCCATCCAGTCAAGTCTGCTTCTTAATACTGCTTTTGAATCAATTTCTCCCAAATCTTTAATGCTTGGTACACCTGAATCGGCAATGTAAACTCCATCGTCTAAACTCATATTTACACAGTAAACAGAGCTTGTTACACTACTACTTCCTGTAGTTTCGGTAAATCCTAAGATTTCAACTTTTGATTCGTCCTTCCAAATTGGGTAAATTGGAATCCCATTATAAGCACCAATCATTACACCCATTTCATTTGGCGCAAATGTGATATAACCGCCGACTGTGCTTGTACGTGCAGCAGCTGCAAATTTTGTGGCTGTAACGTGGCTCATAAATAAAGCATTGCAACCTTGACAATTGTCAATTGCTAAGTCGAGCTTTGCTAAAGATAAACCAGCTCCATTTGTTGCATTCACAACAACTTGGTCTGTCCAACCCTCGTTATAAATATCAGCTGAAATTTGTTGCAGTCCATCAGGTTCTTTCTGGTTAGTGGCTGTTGAACCTTTGAAAAATTTCTTTTCAAAGAATCTCGCCATTGCCTTAATTTTCATAATCTCTAACTGGATTCTTTTTTCTGCTCCATACCCTCTCAGCAACATTGGGTCAACGTCAATATCGCCACCAAAGATTTTAAGGCTGTAAAAATATTCTTTGGTTTTCCCTGAGCCCTCTGTGTACGCTTCGTTGTAACCTCTGTTCGCAATTGTTCCTAATTCAGTTTCCCATGTCTCTTTAGCGACGTTGCCTACATTTTCAGCTCTTGGCATAACTGAACCAATTGTATTACCCCTTGCAAAAGTTTCTATTGCTCCGCTCGCGTAAGGGTCTGTAATCTGGTGAGCTGCTTCTAATAGTGTTAATGCCATATCTTACTCCTTTTTTACTTTCTTGATAAAAGCATTTTATCACTTGCCGATAATTTGCTTATATCTTGTTTAAATCCTTGCTTCTGTTTGCCGTTTGCAGGGGCGGTTATTCCTGTGTTCTGTTTTAATAAAGCTGAACCAAACTTAATAATGTGTTCAGTGTCTTCATCTTTCTAACCAGTCTTTGTTTTCTATCGTCCAACTTGCTTAATATATCGTCTGTCCATTGCTTTTCTTTTCCGTCATTATGCTTTTCNACAATTTCAGTTTTACTTCGCAAGGTCTATCTTTAACTTTTCCAATTCTGCTTTCTGCGCTTCTGCTATTTCCTTGTACTTGCCTTGTTCTTCAAGTTTAGCCTGTTTTTCTAGCTTCAATATTCGCCTGTAATTCGGCTATTTTGTTAGACAACTCCTTATTCTCCACCCTCCTACTTGCGGCTTCGCTTCTTGTCTCTTTTAATACTTTCATTGCCTCATCAAGATTCAATGTTGGGGTAGTCACCCCGTTGTTTGTGTTTCCTGTTCCTTGAACATTCGTGTTTGTGTCTGGCATCTTGCCACCTCTCTTAATTTATTTAAAGCGTCGTGCTTTATTCGTGTTTGTTATATTCATAAAAACTACCTAATGCGTCAATCTGGTAATGGAAGTCAAATTCCAATGTTGCGGCATCGGCATCGTATGTATCAAGTACGTTGGTTGCGTCTCTGAAGAGTCTACAGCATATCATGCCCGATAAATTAATATCTGATGTGCTGATTGATGGGAATGCTGAAATCATATGTATATCCGCACCATCTGTTGTGGCTGGTGTAGCATCTGTCTTGATTATTGTGGTGTCTTCCCACGTGTCGCCAACTCCTGCCATTGTGTACTCTAAACCCCATATAACATCACCTGTGGTGTCAGTTGGTTTGGCCCAATGAATGTGTGGTCTTAATTCTGTACCCTCTTTCATAGAGTGGGGAAGTTGAACTTCAAAATATAGTTCTTCTTCGGTTGCTTTGTCAAAGTGGTATAGGAAAATACCTTGTGAGCCTGAATCATCGTCTTTAAACTTCACGAACCCAGGTTGTTTGCTCTCCCCTCTTTTTGTGGCAGTCATGGCAACCCTCATATCGTCCCACACTGGCGATTCAAGGTTTATATTTCCGTTCTTACTCAAATGGTTATAACGCATTTATGCCTCCAAATGCTTAATTATGCTTACTGGGACTAATGAGCATCGGCAATTTTTGCCACATTCATCAACCCCTGATGCTGGTAACCCATCTTCAATCCACTTGTCTAAATCTTGCCTTTTCCCTGCTTTTGGGGGACACGTGCCACAATGGTCTGCCCCTGCATCGAGTACCCATTCATAGATATTAGTTTCATTATTCAGCTCCACTAATCTATCCAAATATGAAGACTGGTTCAATATATTCGTTGACTGTCTTGCAAGGTTGGAAGTTGCTGTTTTAATCCCCCCAAAAACGCCTGTTAAATTCTCAGAATCTAACAATAATTTACCTTTAATTGCTTGGTCTGCCATTCCCATATCTCGTAACCTCCCTATTTCTAAGATAACACTTTCAAGTAAGTTGTCAATAATGCGTGCCAATTCTATTTCAATGCTGTCTAAAACTTTTTCAATACTTATTGCAAGATAGACTTCTTTAGCCATTAGTTAATACCTTGTGTTATTAATGCTTTATAAGTTATGTTCTTACTGACCTTTTTTAATATACCTTTTTCTAATTCTTTATACATTTTTTTTTCTGTTTGTGTTGTCATACCAAAATGTGTCGAAGCATCTGCCACACTCTGATTATTGTTGCCTTTTTGGTTCCATTCTGCAATCTGTAAATATGTCGCATTGCTCTCTGGGTGTTTGGCATTCTTAACTGTTATTAACGCAGCATCTTTTTCAACTGTAATCTTATAAGCACTTTTAATAAAATTACCACTGTCTATCATTCTGTGCGATGGTCTGCTCCTTCCTTTTGCTTTTTTAGTCTTAACGGTCAGCGGTCTATTTGGCTTAACTGCTCGTCCTTCCATATCTATCCTTGAATTAATCCCTTTTTGCATTTCAACTACAATTTTTGTTGCCACAACCCTTAGTTCTTTTGACATATCTAATCTTTTATATTTAGCTTGGTGCATTAGTGACCTCTTCTGCTTTCTTTAAACCATCTGCCGTGGCTTTTTTAAGGTAAGGAACTAACTTTTTAATCAATTTAGCTTTGTAAACTTCTTTAAACCCGTCAGGGTCTTGCAATAAAGAGCCTAAGTCCAAACTTCTAACCGCTTCGGCTTTGACCGCCTGTCCTGCCTCTTTCATCAGTTTCGTGATGCTATTGTAATGCTTATCAGTCACATCTTTTAAACTCATAAATTAGGCTCACTTGATTTTACTATTTCGCCGAGTAGGTATTTATTCTTTACTTGTTGGCTTTCTGAAAGATTAGCTTTCAATTGTTTGTCAGCTTCTTCTTGGGTCAAGTCTGGGTTATCTTCCATCATAACCTTAGTTGGGGATGTTATACCCATAGTTAATTCAGTTTGCTTGTTAGCTAACCATGTTTCTCTATCCACTGGCATTTCAATCTCTGGCATATCAACAACAATATCTTCCATTTCAACGTTCAGCTGTTGGCCGTTCACAAGTTCCCAAACTTTAATCGATTTATAGACTAACTCTTCAAGATATGTTTTCCACACTGTCACTGCGTCTTTTCTCGTCTCCATTAAGTCGGTATTTTCCATAATTAAAGCTTTACCACTTGATACTTGTCCAGTCTCCCTGTTAGGGTAGATATGATAAGAATTAAGGCTTAACTTAATNTGTTTTTCTAACATGTCTTGTAATTCTGCCATTTTAGTGTCTGGTGTGACTGTGGTAACGCTTGCGTTGTCTGTCAAGTTTGGTAATGTGACGATAGTTCCTGCTCCTGCTTTAGGTTTAATTTTTGCGTCTATTCCTGCGAATACCCACACAGGATTAGAATATGCGCTCACCATCATCAAATATGTTTTCAGCCTATTTGCCACGTTCTGGATATTAAGCAAATCTGTCCTCATTTGCCCAAAATATGCGTCAAGAGGCAAAGAGTCATGAATGTCAACAAATGGTAAAAACCCATAAGGGTTGTTAACTACTCCGAAAACATACTCGCCTGTGTAAGGGTCTTGCACACCTAACATCTTTCCATTTTCGTCTTCTCTCCAAATACTCTCTTCTGTGTATATCGTGAAAGCTCTTGTTTCATCGCCTATCGTGTTCTTCCATGTGGTTTCAATACAATATGCAACGGCTTTTGTGACATCGTTTTCGTCTTGTACAATAGTCAAAGCACTTGGCTTAATAATATCCCAGTCAATGCGTTTGTTTCTCGCCTGCGCTTGGATTGGGAATGTATTCAAAAATGTTTTATAACTATCGGCTAATTTCAAAACTTGCATTCTGTTAGCTGGTAATATTTCATTATTAAGTTTTTCTGTCTTTGCTTCATCATCAAGTATGCTAAATATAACATCTTCTTGGAATGTCATTGACACCCTATCAACGATAAAATCCATTAATGGGGCGTATGATATGTGTGGTGTAATGTCTTTATAAGTATTTGGAAAAATCGTCTTTAACCAAGATGAAAAATACCCTAATCCACTAACTTCACTTACTTCGTCATAATTCCTTTCGTAATAATCTATTAACTGTTGCGCTGTTTTCTTGCGATGTCCTGCATCTTCAATCTTTTTTTTCTGTAATTCCTTAACAATAACTTGTTGACTGTTATCAGGCATCGTGAAACCCCCAGTTTTTGCGTGTTAGTCTGTTAATAACAAAATATCTTAAAGCATCGCAATCGTGGTCTGAAATTCCGTCCTTGTCTATTACGCTTGCATTCCCTTTCTTATAACTATAATTCATTAAGCTTGTGTCTAAATTTTGGCACGTATCAGGGTTCACAAACAAATGTCGTTCGCCCTTCGTGTTCTCAAAAGCTGTTGCCACTTGCCCAACTCCTGAAAGTATATTCCTTGCGTGCTTATTAAATGTATAAACAGGGTTGAACCCTTGCGCTTGTAATATCTCAATATCAGTCATGCTCCCTGAACTTTGGTGTCCTACACCAGCAGGGTCACAATAAACATTCATTTGGTATTTGATGTTATGTTCATCCCTCCATGTTGCCATCTTCATCGCTTGATATTCGGTGTATTTATCCCTTATGTTTATCTCGTCTATCATGTAAGCCTTTTCGCCGTCCATTTGCCCTATTAAAATACTCGGTCTGTTATACCCAAAGTCCATTGCAAAGAACGTTTCCAAGTTCGGGTCAAATCCTTCGGTCATTCTGTTTTCTTCTCCGTATTCTGGATACACACCACCTGTTAATGAAACTGCATACCCTTCTAGAAACATTTTAACCATTTTTACAGGGTATAGGCTTTCAAGTGTCTTAATATATTCTGTGTCTAAGAATGGGTTGTCATACGTTCTTGCCCTTATTAATTTACGTTGTTTTAATAATCGGGGGTCGTCTTGTGGTTCTTTTTCAAAAAAATTGTATACAAACTTCAACCCCTCATACGTAGTGGCAATAAACCCCTGTAACCTCTGGCTAGGGTTTTTCCTGTTCCTTAACCTTTCATTTATTTTCCAAAAACAAGTCTTTGCTGCTTCCGTTTTGAGTGTGTCAAACTCGTCAAGCCCAAAAAAAGAAACTTCAAAGCCGATGTGCCTTATATAGTTTTCGGCACTGAGTAACATTATTTCCGTTGTGCCTCCTGCAAATTCTACATAATATCTTTTGTAAGGTGTCGCCTTGTAAGTGTAGGGTAATTTTAGGCTATCCATTATAACTTCCATTTTAGGGATTAGTATCTCTGCTATCAAAGGGTTTGTAGGTTCTAAAAGTACCCCCCTTGTTCCTGTATTTAACCCTGCTAAGGCTAACGCTTTATAAATTAGTGCTTCCGTTTTCCCAGAGCCAAACCCCCCTACAAGTGCTATAAACTTTGTCTCAATATCTTCAACAAACTCTGCTTGGTGAGGCAATAGTTTTAAATTAATCTTTGTCATTCTTTATTACCTCAATTGTGAAACCTGAAACCTTTGGGGTATCGTCTTCCTGCGTGTTACCATCAAACATCTTTAAATACTTCCCTAACAGCTCGGCACTTTTGAGCTTATCCCATGTCTTTATTTTGCTTATCCTTTTAACTTCCATGCTGTCACCTGACACGCTTTCCGTAATGTGTTCCTTAACGTCATGCCCACATATGCTTTTCCTTGTCGCTTCATCCATTTCATGCAACGGTTTGATATTTCCATCTTCATCGTACATTTTTGCAGGGTCGAACATAAGAAAATTTTTTAACTCCTTTAAAATCTCTTCTACTGTTATACTTGTTTTTTCACTTTGTTTTTGTATCTTATCGCTTAGATATGCTTTTATTACTGGTTTTCTAAGGTTCTCTTGTCCTATGGTATGAGCCGTTTTAACTGAATATCCTGCCCTCATCGCTGCTTGTGTGGCGTTTAAGTCAACAAGGTACTCTCTGCAAAACCTTTCTTGCTTAAGTGTCATTTTTCCCTTAGAGTTAACCTTTTTCTTACCCATACTTTACTTTTTTGTTTTCTTTAAAGACTTCTTCCCTTTACTTGTCCTATAATCATCAACATCAACTTTAATAATATTTTTGTCTTTGTAAAATTTTAGATTGTTTATAATAATCTTCATCTATTCTGAATACAACGCCTGTTTCCTTATTCTTTAAAAAAATTGCTGGCATATGCACCTCCACCGACAATATAAACTTTTTTTTTCTTTTTGTCAAATAAGTAACAGTTCGTCATAAAATTAACACAAAAAAAAGAGTAGCAATTTTTGTTACTACTCAGGTTTAAGCATTCTATTATTTTTGTTTATATTCATTTACTTTATTTTCTATAACTTATACCAGTCTGGAACTGTAAAATCCAAAGTGCCATTATCCCATTCATATTTCAAATGCTGGTAAAGCTCTTCAAGTTCTATTTTACTTATTTTCATTACTTTATTTTTCCTTTGTTCCAACAAGTGTATATTGTTATATTTTTCTTTAACCCATGCCTT